GACCGGCAATGTCCAGCTTTTGATGAAGAAGGCCGATGTCGAGCGGCTGGCGCAAGAAATCAAGAACAAACCTAGCCCTTGAAACAATAGAACCGCGGCTGCTTCTCTCTTGCTGCAGCAGCCACGAACTGCCTGCCCGCACTCTCGCAGGCGGCAAAGCTGTTAAAGCCCGGGATCGCGGTCATATTGACGCCAACCAATAGAACCAGGGTGTAAAGCATGGCGCTATTCGCTGCTCAGGTCGCCGTCACCACCCAGGAATACAGCGTGTTGCCCTGGGCATCCACAACCGTCAACGGCGTCGGTGGAGCCGAATTCCAGAAGACCAGCTTGTCCGCCGCCTTCTGCATCCGGTCCGCGATCAAGGCCTGGGGATTGTTGTTCAAAGCCTGCGGAACGTTCACCGTCAAGACCACCTGCATCTCAACCTCCTTCTATTGTCCGGCCTTCTTGCGTGCCCGGCATTGCCGCATCCGCTCGGCGGCAGGAACAGGCCCAACAACCTTCCTCGCCAGTTCCAGCTTCAGCCGCTTGATCTCAGCGAGATAGAATTCGCACTGAGGACAAGTTACGGCGGGCGTAACGGTTACGGGCGATGTAACAGATTTCGTTACGGGAGGGACATCAGTTACGACATCCGTAACGTCAATCGTCGCACATATCCTCGACCAGTGCCGCTTGCCGCATAGTCTGCACCGAGGCGCTTCCATGTGACCCCCGAAGTTTTGAAACAGCGCGGATTTGTAGGGGTGCGAGCGGGAAGTACAGAGGATTTCAGCCGATCCTCCCGCCGCCGTTTGCGCCCGGTTCAGCGTCTAGTCCTCTGACCGACCAAAACAAAGCGGAGTTTTGAAAGGTGCGGGATTTGTGAAACGCGAAGTTTAAAAGTGCGGCGGGTTTGTAGGGGGGGTTGTATAAATAAGCATGCTTGCCCCGAGGATTTTTCCCCCTCCCGGTGGTTCCGACGAAACAAACCGGCCTCTAAGTACCTGAAATGTCATTGTGCAGTGCGATGGTACACGCTAACGTTGGTATGAGTGTCTCACTTCTCGCCTAACCTGGTCGCCGAACCGTCGATAATCCCAACGTCCGAGGGCGAATGACCGGCTGCAATGGCTTCCAGCTGGGCATCTGTGAGCGCTCTCGGCGCTATTGCGTGCGTATGTTCCGTGTGACGAACGTCTCGCCATTCGTCGGGTGCAGCATTCTTCAAAGCGAAAATACTTGCAGTAGTTTCAGCACCTTTGCGGCTTCTGCCGAGCTTCAATTCCCACCAAAGAATGCGAGCAGAGCGCGCGCGGGAACACGCGTCGGAGAATTCGCTGTGCACTTTCCTCCATTCATAGATCGTATCTTGTGCGACACCGATCACCCCTGCGATGGCTGCTAGGCTTAAGCCTTGGTCACGTGCTTTCTCGATCACAAGGTCGCAGTATTCGGGGCGATATAGACTAGGCTGGCCCCGCATGCGCGGATCGGCGAGGTGTGCTGGGACCGTGGTTTGCTTAAACGGGGCCATCAGGTTTTGCCCTCTGCAAATACCTTCAGCTGCTCTCTTGCGTCGTGGACGCTCTTGTTGGCTGCCAATAGTGGGAAGACCTTGCTGGTTCCGTGGAAACTGACCAGCTCGCGCCATTCGGCGGGTAGTCGGCTTTCAATGAACGCGACCGCTTGCGGCGGGTAATTCTCGTTGATGCGTAGATAGTCCCGGATCGCGCCTAACGTTTCATCATCATCATGCCGGGGGATCGCTTCGAGAAGCCTCACCCGCTCCACCAGGGAGTAGAGCTGGGTATACACCGAGCGCAGGTCGCGCCGCAGCAGCTTGACCTCGCGCTGTAACAATTCGTGATCATTAGCAGTGTAACTATCATCCGTAATCATTACGCCATCCGTTGACATAGGGTGTGATTTCCTATTTATATGGTCAGGCGCAATCCAGCGCGACAAGGGGAAACCAAAATGGCAACTTGGCATCAAATGCAACATCCAGTGAAGCTCTATCACGCGACTGAGTGGACAGTGGTTATCGATCCACCGCACCAAATGCGCGCGCTGATGCTCTTCAGCAGTAAGGCACTCGCCGAAGTTTACATGCGTAATCTGGCCGACAACAATCCTGGCGCACATAAGCATTCGTACATCGTGCGGCCGACGAGCGCGGGCATCTACGGCGAATAGCACAAGCTCAATAATCGCCTTATGCCCCGCTCCTTAAAGGATACGGGGCTTGAGGCAGTAGAAGCGCTATCCCAGTGCTTCGCTAAGGGGAAACCGAAATGACCGAACAGCAGATTGAAACCCGCGTCGAGCGCATGTTTGACGATCTCGATCATCGTTATATGCACTCGAATTCCATGACGGCGGCGGAATACGAACGCCAGGCCAAAGCCATCGACCGCTGGGCCGATGAACAGTACCGCAAGCGCTATCCGCAATGGTGATTGATTTTACTCTATCGCTGACGCTCGCATTCATCGGAGCTTTCTTTCTCGCAAGTCTGATCTAACCAACTAAGACCTACACCCGGCAGCGGAAACGCTCACCGGGTTTAGGGCATTAGAAGCGGCATTTCGCTGTTTCGATTAAGGGGAAACCAAATGAAAATTCTATCCGGTCACATCTCGCCCGAAACCGCTTTTGTGGTTGACGATTATCCGTACGGCTTCCGGCTGCGCTGCAAAATCCGCTACTGGCTTGAGTTTCATCCCAAGCGCGGATTTCGCTTTCTCTCGCAAACCACCAATCCGAAGCGGCCGGGCGAAGTCTGGAACAAGCCCAAGGCATCGACCTATTGCAAGTTCGGCGCCGCGATGTACCTGGACGACCAGGAGCATGTCACCTGGGCCGGACTGTCCGAATATTCTGGCGGTGCCGAAGCACAAGCCTTCAAGGAGAAATACTTCGAAGGCGTACCGGAAGCCGGTCGGCCAACCCTCAATCAATGGGTCGCGATGAAGCTCGCCTATGACGGCGCCCGTGCCGAGGACAAGGCAAACGGAAAAATCCTGCCCTTGGAGGTCGGCATCATCGAGGCTCGCGAGGCCCGCTTAGCTAATCCGGTGACGCGCGAAGAAAAACTCGCTGCCATCTGGCGCAACACTCACGCCGACTTCAAAGGTAAGATCGATGGCAAGGCGTGTATCCTGGTGTTGCGCGAGGGTGGAACGCATTCGGTGCCGTTGACCGATCTAACCGATGAGGAGATTGCGCACAAGTTGCCGAAACGCGCCTGATCCACAGACACTAGGCCCGGCCACTGTGCCGGGCTTTTTCTTAACTGTATTGACCGCTAGGCAACCATTGCCTACACTGCCATATTGACAAGGGGGAAACCATGAAACCGGCCATTACTTACATTCGCGTCTCGACCCAGCGCCAGGGCCGATCCGGTCTTGGCCTGGAAGCGCAGCAGACCACCATTAACAGGTTCTGCGAGGTCGAAGGCTTCAGGATCAGCCCACCCTTTGTCGAGATCGAAACCGGCAAGGGCGACACCCTGGAAATGCGGCCGCAGCTTCAAGCCGCGTTGGCAGCCGCCAAAGCAGCCAAATGCCCAGTGATCGTCGCCAAGCTGGACCGGCTGTCGCGAGATGTCGCCTTCATTGCCGGATTGATGGCGCAACGCGTGCCGTTCATCGTCACCGAGCTCGGCGTCAACGCCGATCCGTTCATGCTGCATATCTACGCCGCGTTGGCCGAGCAGGAACGCCGCATGATCAGTAAGCGCACCAAGGACGCACTGACAGCCGCGCAAGGCCGGGGCAAACGGCTTGGCAATCCGCAGGAAATCCAGACCAACGCCGTCAATGCGCGAGTCTTCGCCGAATCCCTGCGCAGCGAAATCGAACCGCTTCTTGGCTTGTCATCGCGGCGAATTGCGGCGTTTCTCAATCAACGCGGCATCAAAACCAGCGAAGGCAATGCGTGGCAAGGCACGACCGTGTTGCGGCTGATCGGCCGACTCAAAGAGGCAACATGAAACAAAAACCCATGAGCGGCACGCAGATGCAAGCCGCACTGGACGCGACCGGCTTCAGCCAGGTCGGCTTTGCCCGGACCATCAAGGTCAGCGACCGCACCGTGCGCGGCTGGATTGCCGGTAACTGGCCGGTGCCGCGCGTGGTCGCGATGCTGCTCAACCTAATGATTAAGACG